CGGGCCTAATATTTAGGGGTGCTGAAGCTTATCGTTTTACTTTACGCTTTTTGAAATTTTTAACAGCTACGTTGTCGGCAGCATCCTGCCCATATACTGTTTTAACATCATGCATTTTAGTTACAACGTTATTTAAATTAAGAGTTGTCGCTGGAGTTACAGGCATTTGGACTTTGGCTTGTGCGGCTGCTTGCTGCTGCTGAACCTGAGCCATGTGTGCCTGAAGTTCCATAACCTTATTGTAGTATGATTGACGGTTCTTTTGCACTCGTTCAACTTGTTCAGGGGGCAATCGGCTTTCATTGAGAAGCTTGTCTGCTGCTTGGAGTCCCAAATGAAACTTTCCGACACTATGTGCAGTAGATACAATTTCATCCAAAATTCCCCAATGATATGGGTCACCATCGACAAACAAAATATCTTGTTGAGGTTTTGGAATCGATAGGGCTTGGAACGCTACCACAAATGCTGCAGCAGGGCGTCCATTTTTGCGGTACACATTAGAGATGTGATACAGTGGCTCCGCACGAATGGGACGCATCTCCCATGCCTTTAGCAAGGCATCTACGGTTTGTTCGACTGGCTTATTCTGCAATTCCCGACAAAGTCCTACACGCATCTGAGAGAAGAACATTTCCTCGTCCCACCCACCCATGTCTACACGCTTTTGATATTCTTGCTCAGCCAAGTCAAACTTATGGGAATCAAATGCTGATTGTGCCAAGTAAAATTGTTTACGGTGAGAAGTAGGGTCCTTTTTAATTGCTTCTTGGAGTAGCAAATAATCTTTCCAATACTTTTCCTGTTGGGTTGCACAGGAAATAGTTCGATATCCAGCTGTACGGACTTGGAATGCATAATTGCCATCCAAATGCTGAATGTTCATTGGAAGTTCTGCAATTGGGTATTCGTGAATAGGCTCCTCGTATCGCCAATTCTTTTTGTCAATATTAAAAATTTGAACGCGCTTCCATTCAAAATTTCCACGTTTAATCCGAGTAGTATACCCATCGATACTATCATCAAAATTGGTAGGCAGATCACCTTCAATATAATCGTCGGCATCAATCATGATTGCCCACTTTGTCTTGCCTTTGCACAAAGCCAAAGCTTGGCTTCTATTGTTTCCGAAGTCTACCCAAGTATGATCATGAATTTCGCCGGGAATATTAACAGAGTCAAAGTAATCCTTGATAATCTGCTTTGTATTGTCCGACGACCCAGTATCACAAATAATGTAGTAATCAATAAATTTTGCAGTAGACTGCAAACATTCTTTGATAATGTGCGACTCATCCTTTACGATCATACACAGTGTTAATTTATGCATATATTCACTCCGCGAAAAATTTTCTCAATGTTCCTGTATTAAATTTTGGAATTAAATCCCAATCATCTCTTTCGTCGTATCTTAAAATTTTTACTCCGTTAATGCCCATTCGATTTTCAATCATGTTTGAATCTTGGACTTTAATCAGACCCCACTCTTCTAGCAAGTTTATTATGGCATTTCGACGTTGAATGTCTTCGTCGCTAACCTCGGACTTTAGATTGTCCAATTTAAATAATTCTTTGAAATGGGCTATCACGTATTGTTCATTTTTATGAACAATGTGACATGATTGGTACAATACTTTTTTGTTTTTTGGGCTAACGCCAATGCGCTCTAAGGTTTCTTTGATTACCAAATAATTTTCTTTTTTGGTAAGTTTCACAGGAACCCCTACACCCTTAAAAATATCTGAAGTAGACATAATAACTCCTAACGAACAGAGTTATTTATGTCCCCCAGTAAATTGAGTTTTGCGAATTGTCTCAAGTTTTTCTGGAGACAAAAGTGGCAGCAATTCTAGTGCTTTTTTTTCAGAAAGAGAGTATGCCTGCTTTACCAGATCCACATCCGCATCTTGTATCTTTTTTTGCCAAGGGGCAAATCGTTTCTTGGCTCTTATGGCATTTAAGAGATAGTCATATTGCATCTTTTTGTCAGCAAAGCCCAAACAATTGACCTCATTGACAGCCATGATTGTGTCTGGAAAGTAGGACAAGCATTTGTTAACGATAAAAGGTAGATATAACTTTTCTGCCTTTGGATCGCTATCAATTAGGTTTTGCTTGGTTGTATTGATACTGGACAAAAAGTCTTTAAGTTCCATTATTCAAACTCACATTCCATCATGAGTTGACATACCATTGCTGTCAAGTTGATCTCTTGATCTGCAACAAATGCTGCCTTATATTGGTAGTCAGCAACAATCAATACCATTGTAGGAATGGACTGCTTCTTAAGCGCTCCGTAGAGTGAGTCGTACAACTTTCTAAAAAAGTCTGGAGATCCAACTTCTGCACTTAGCGCGATCCACTTACGGCAAGAGGCAAAGTCTTTGTTCTTCATGAAGCCTAAAAGCTCCTTGACATCAGCATCACCCTTATTTGCAAGAATACCTACATCGATTTCGCCATGTGATGAATATCTTTGCAGTTCGTTGATAATTCTGCGAAAATCAGGAAAATGCTTTACAATCAAATTTGCCAAGACAGCAGGATTGTAAGTAATCTTTTCGCTATCAAGAATAGCCCCACATCGTGTCATCATTTTTTTGGCAATGATTTCACGCTCATCGGGAGGAAACGTAAAATCAATTACCGTGCAGCGGCTGTGGAGTGCTTCTATGATCCTGCTTTTGTAGTTGCAGGTCATGATAAAGTTGCAATTTGGTGCGAACTCTTCGATGGCTCCACGCAGGGCTGGTTGCATTGATTGCGGATTAGCGTAATCAAACTCGTCAAGAATGATAGCCTTTTTGCCTCCGGTCAATGACTTGGTAGAAGCATAAGATCGAATAGTGGTACGTAGAGTGTCAATGCCACGCTCTTCAGAGCAGTTAATGATGATGTAGTCTATCCCAAGTTCCGCACATAGGGCTCGGGCAACAGTGGTCTTTCCTGTCCCGGGCTTTCCAGAAAACATCAAGTTTGGCATTTTACCGGTCTTTACAATACCCGTAAATGTCTTCTTGAGTTCAACAGGCAAAAGACAATCGTTGATGGTCTTAGGGCGATACTTTTCCACCCAAACCAAATCAGTCAGTGTAGTGTTGTTGGTCATGTCAGTTCTTAGTGACGGCGATGTAGTAATTGACGCTCATGCTGTTATGTGAAAACTTACTGACGACAGTATCCGTCAAAGATACAGTGTAGTCTCCCGGCAGAAGCTTAAGTTCATCCATCTGAAGAGTGTAGGAAAAATCTTCATCCGTCTTACCTACTTCAACGCGGTAAGAGTTTGAGGTAGGATCGCTCTTCTTGGAAACACTCATGGAAATGATGCCATCCTCGCCAGTGATGTCCAGATCGCCAACCTGAAGTACGGAAGCAGCCTTGATAAGTTCAGCAAAAGTAGACTGAGTGACTACAAACTGCTGGGCTACTGCAGGCATAGTAATGTTCCTAGAAGGAACCGTCAGCAAAGATGGAGCCGAATAGTAATACTTGACTGAAGAGTTGTTTGAGTGAATCCGGACATAGTTGTCCTCAAACTCAAACTCTGGATCAGTAAAGAGGCTGACCACTCCCAAGAACTGGCTAAGATCCCAGATAGCAACTTCAACTGGAAAGTCCTCTTCAACCTGTGCCTCAGCAAGAAGGCACTTGCTCGGGGCAATGGTCTTAAACCCAGAACCTGGCTTGATCAGCAGATTGGAATTGATTGCGGCAAAGTTTTTAAGAATACTGAGGGTATTCTTAGAGAGTTTGATTTTGGTCTTAGTTATCATTAGGCGTATTATACCGCGGAGTGTTATCGGAAATCAAGTCATTTATGATTTGTTTTCCTTGGTGTCTGTCGCTCCGGCGTTCCCGTTTATTACGACGCTTGCCATTGGCTGGTCGAAAGTTATTCTTCTTTGAACGGTTACTAAACTTTTGAAAATTCTCTTCATTCATGGCTTAAACAATTTTAATACGTGAAAAATTATTTTTCTTTTCTACATGCACTGCTTGGTCAAATTTATCAATCAACTGATCACTTTTGTGCGAAATGATAAACACCGAGCATTTATTCTTCATTTTTGCTAAAAGCTTTAGAAAAGTTTCAGTTCCCATTGCATCTAATGATGAGTCTAAAATTTCATCAAAAACTAGGAGATTGCAATTTAAACTGTTTTTCATCTTAGCTACCTCTCGCCATGTCATTAGAATGGCAAGATCTATTCTCTGTTTCTCTCCTTCAGAGAATGAAGCATATGAAAACTCATCACGATACCGTGATTTGATTGTTTCTTTAAACTCTTCATTAAGATGAAAATCAACATACAGATTCAACTTGTCCAAATATTTATTCACTAAAGTGTTGATGATCGGAACATAATGCTTGATAATCTTACTTTTCAGGCCGCTATCGCGCAGCATATCATACACAACATCATAATGAATCTGCTCTTTGACTGCCTTTTCATAAGATTCCGTTTTTGCAATAATGTCCTTCTCTGTTGCTTTAATTTTATCATAAATTTCATTGTTGTCAATGTGCTTTGACTTCAGAGAGTCGATCTCTTCTTCAATCTCGGAGATCCGGGACTGCAAGATCTGTGTCTCTTTTTTCGTAACACTTTGATCGACCGTCAACTGCTTAAGGTCGTTCTCCAAAACTTCTTTTTGATCCTCCAATTCTGAAAGTGATTGAAGTTTTGTAGAAATTTCTTCCAATGCCGTGACATACTCGTCACGCTTGCTATACTTAGACTTTAAAAGTTTTGTCTTTGCTTCGCAAGATAAATCTTGTTCGCAACAAGTGCATGTAGTCTGTTCCTCGGCTTTTTTTATATCTTCAAGAAGAGCCTCGTACTGCAACTGCATTTTACTTTGAATAGTTACAATTTCTTTCAGTTTACTAATCTTGCCTTGGCATGTGCGAAGACTGTCTGTGCCTATTTTGACACGACCAGAAAGATCAGCGGCTGTTTTGTTCAGTGTCGTTTGTTTGGTTGTCAGTTCAATCTTTTTAATTTCATTTTTGTCCAAGAGGTCAACATAATTTTGCTTGATCTCTTTTAAAATTTCGTTTTGAGACTTTAATTTTTCTCTTGAAATTGTAAGTTGACTTTGACTGCTTTGCAGTTCTGTTTTTAGTTCAGAGAGTCTGCATTTGACTACCGTTCCCATGGCAGCAATTATGTCCAAATCCAGAAGACCTTCAATGATCTTTCGGCGCTCAGCCGGGGTTAACTGCATGAATGGAACGAACGAGCTTTTTCCAAGAATAACTACCTGTTTAAATGCAGAGTAGCTAAATCCCAAAATTGTTTGCTCCAACATTTCTTGGTAGTCTTTAGACTTGGCATTTTGATCAATCAATTTGCCATCTTTAAAGATTTCAAAAAGCTTTGGAGATAGTCCTCTTCGTACCAAGTACTCAGTTTTGCCTTTTGTAAATTCTATCTCAACGATTGTATTTTTATCATTGACTGTATTTACAAGTTGAGGGATGTTAATTGGTCGGAATGGTTTTCCAAACAAAGCAAAGGTCAAAGAGTCCAAAAAGGCAAACGATTTGCCATGCCCGTTGATCCCGGTGACCAGTGTTAACTTTTTTGTGTCTAGATCAATTTCGGAAAAGTTATTGCCGAAAGAACCAAAATTTTTAAAACGAATCTTTTTAAATTCAATCATCTATGTCACCAGCAAGAGCGTTCTGATATGTAGTGGTAATAATATCGTGAAGATAGTTTTTGTCAACCTTTTCTTCTATGAGGTTCACTTCCTCGTACAAAAGCTGCAAGGTATCCTTTTCGATGTCCACCGCCACCACTTCCTTGTCCGACACAGTTTCTTCTGTGATTGCCAGTTCAGTGACACCCACTTCGTAAAACTTATCAATAAATTTTTCAAACTGTGCTGGCTTTGTTTTTTTCTTTACAAACACCTTTACAAAACAATTTTTATAAAGATCATAATCCAGCGTTGGCTTTTCATCTTCATTGTAGTCTACAGTGTAGAAAAGCTTGAGTGGATTTTCTATGAATTCCAACTCTCTGGTATCAAAGTCAAAGACATGAAATCCTTTTTTCTCCCAGACGTCGGAGTAAGAAGTCTGATACTGTGTACCTAGATAGTGGATGTTATCTCGTTTAGAAGCAACGTGGTAATGTCCGGTAAGGACATATTCAAACTTTTCAAAGTGCTTTGGATCGTATCCAACGTCAATGAATACTCCACGAATGCTCTGGAAGCCAGCAAGTTCAAGATGTCCCATTAGCATGGAGCATGGAACATCACGAATAAACTCGGCTGATTCTTGTTCATTCTCATCGTTAATCCAAGGCAACAAAGCAGTGCAGTACTCCTTGTTGGGACCAAAGTGAACGAGAGTTGGATTGGAGTAAATGTGCCAGTTTGGATACTTCGCCAGCAACTCTGATAAAGAATTCAGTGAGTTGTTGTTTCTAAAAAATGTATCGTGGTTACCACATATGATATGGTTTTCTGTTCCAAGTTGCTCAAACACATCAAGTACTCTTTCCCGGACTTGGTTTAGAGTTCGGAAATTTATATACTTACGGCGATCAAATAAATCACCTAGATGGAACACATATTGAATTTTATTTTCTTCAATATAAGGAAACAGTTGTTCCTCAAAGAAGCGAATGAAATACTCATTTACCGTAGTCGAATCGCCTTTGAATCCAAAGTGCGTATCGTTTAGAATAACTGCTTTACACATTTAACGAACCTGTATCCTTGGCCTTCTTCTTTCTTCCTTTTTTCTTGCCTTCAAGAAGTTTGTCCATCTTTTCTACTTCGGTTTCACCGATACCAAATGCATCCTTGAAGCCATTTTCCACACCAGAAAACTTTTCATTGAACCACTTATGAAACTCTGGATCGTTTTTGCTTTCAGCGAGCTTAAACTGAATGTACTTTTCTTTCTTTTCCTTGTTGATGATTCTTACAAAGGAAAACCAGCAAATCTGGGTTAGATATCCGAATGGCGACTTTGAAACATCTGGATCAAAATTGTCAATATAGGTGATGCAGTTTAAAACCGCGTCGGAGACCATCTCCTCGCGGTAACTGTAATTGGCAAAGTTGGGTCTATAAGAGAGTCGGCTGGCTATCTTTAAAATAGATTCACCTATGTAATCTGGTAGCTTTGGTTTTTTTCTACCAGAGTTCTCAGCATCTTCTCTCTTCTTCTTGTAATCTACTAACTCTTGATATAATCGGGCGTTATCAACGTAATCGCCGTCTTTATCCTTTTTCTTCTTTGGTTTCTTTGGTTTTTCCTTTGCCATGTGCTAATTATACCACAATTATATTACAAAATCAAGCCTGTAGTAGTTTTAAATCTTCATCATACATCATATGGGATAGTTCTACCATGTCTACGCTCGGCTTCCATCCTAGTGTATTTTGTGCCTTAGACGAGTCTCCCAACAAATACGGAACTTCCATTGGTCTAAAAAACTTTGGATCAACCACAACATGGTCTTTCCAACTTAGCCCAGCATAATTAAATACCTCTTCCAAAAATTCACAAATAGAATATGTCTTTCCTGTTGATATAACATAGTCATCTGCCTTTGGTTGCTGAAGCATCAGATGCATTGCTTTTACATAATCTCCAGCAAATCCCCAATCTCGTTTGGCATGTAGATTTCCCAAACATAATTCCTTTTGTAGACCTAATTTAATCTTAGCTGCCGCCATTGTTATCTTGCGGGTGACAAAGGTTTCTCCTCGTCTTGGAGATTCGTGGTTAAACAAAATACCAGAAGATGCATGTATACTGTAGGAGTTTCTGTAAATATTTACTAAATTGTGTGCACATACTTTTGCTGCAGCATATGGAGATACTGGGCATAGTCTGGAAGATTCATTATACCCTTGCTCTGGCACATTTGGATTATCTCCAAACATTTCTGATGAAGAGGCTTGATAAAATTTAATTGTTGGATCCGTGTTTCTAATTGCTTCTAACCAATGCAATGTACCAGACACAATACCTTCGACAGTATGCTCTGGTATGTCAAAAGATACCTTTACGTGAGACTGTGCCCCGAGATTATAGATTTCTTGTGGTTTATATTGGTTAATGTAACGGTAACACGCTGAAGCATCATTCAAATCATAATATTCCAATTTAAAATTTGGATTACTATAAATATGATCAATTCTCTGAGTTGTAATTGTACTAGTTCTTCTTTTAAGACCAACTACAAAATAACCCAAATCCAAAAGATGTTCTGCTAAATAAGAACCATCTTGGCCATTAATGCCGGAGATTATTGCAGTTTTCATATTATGACTTCATTATTTAATTTTAAATAAATTTAAAGATATTAAACATAAATGTTTTTCCATTGCATTAATGTTTTTTTTGTATGAATATCTGCCTGCTCTTTAATTGTCGATTGAATTTCTTTTTTATTTTTTTTAATAAATTGAACGCAATCGTATAATTCATCCATGCTGTCTATATAAATTGCATATTTTGAATAATATTCATTATACCATTCACAAAAATTAACAGTCTGTTCATTTATTCCTGAACCAAAAAAATAATTAGGTTGTTTTGCTAAATTTAATAAATAATTTTTACTTGGTATAATAACTGGCATTAAATTTTGCATAAATTCAAATGTAACTAATTTAGAATATTGCTCTGGAAGAACAAAAAAACAAATAAAATTATTAACAATATTTTTAATTTCTTGAGGTCCTCTGTAATTTGCTACAGTCGCTTTTAAATTTTGATTTTTACATATCGAAACTGTATTTTGAAATTTACTATCATTGTGATATCTTGAAACTAAAACGTCTCCAAAAGCTTCTGTCATTGACTGTGTATCATCATATCCAATATAATGCTGTTCTCTTGAATTTATTTTTTCTGTTAATGATAATCCCATGGGGGTTATAGTTTCTTTATTTGGAGATATTCCAAAACTATTCATCCAATATGTTTCAAAATTAGTATATGGAATTATATTAATATTTGGATTTTTACTTGCTTCTCTAAATAAAGAATAATAATAATAATCTCCTTGCACATCATAATCAAAACGATTGCATACCCAAATATTTAATTTACCTTTAAAATTATTAATATTTTGTAAAAATATTCTTGACAAAGGTGCGGTGTCACTTGTAATTATATAATCAAAGCTATTAAAATAATCTTTATTTTTGTTCCAAATATCATTACATAAATCTTTTGTGGGTGTAAAATATCCTCTTGGAAAATTTGTACCATCTCCCATCCAAGGAGTAAAAATACTTTCTAAACATAGATTTAATTTTTTACAAATATATTGATGATCTTTTAAACAACCGTAGTGATGAGAAATATGTAAAATTTTCATTTTTTAACTTATTCACTAATTACAATACTTAGAATGCTATTATCAAATATTTTTCCAGTATGTTCTTGATAACCATTTTCTACTTGAATATTTTTAACATCAAATAGTTCTGTGCATTTTATAGAATACAAATCAATTAACTCTTCATTCATGTCATCCAACAATAGAGTAAAGTTTTTTATTTTTGCATCTTTTAATGCTGTTAATTCTTTTTCTATGGTATTTTCTACGCCGTCTCCTGATGTTTGACCACCAGAACAGTGTGCGTCTAACCAAAATAAAATATTTTTATTATATGTTTTTAAAATATTTGGTAACAGCAAACGACTGTCACCGAATAATATATCAACATTTGGATTTTCTATAAAACGATTTTTACAAATACTATAGTGTGTTGGAGCTAACTCAATACTTATTACTTTTGAAAATCCAGCATTAAGTGCTGCTTGAACACCATCTCCCAGATATGTTCCAGTTTCGATAAAAGTGGAATAATTATTTTTATATTTTAAAAAAAGTCTTCCGTCAAATTGTGTTGGCATATAGTTTAATTAGAGTTTGATTTAATCCAAGTAGGCAAATCTATTGAAGGCTTCCAATTCAAATGTTTTTTAATTTTATCTATATTGGCCAAAGTAATTCTAGCCTCACCCAATCTTGCAGGAATGTTAATGGTATTGCCGCCAATCAGCTTGGCAATTTCATTTACAGAATAATTTGTTCCAGTTCCTACATTATAAATTTGACCAAACTTATACAAATATTGTTTTGCATTTTCTGTTTGCCATTCTTCAAATTTTTTGGTTGCTGCTAAAATATTTGCATTAACAACATCTGAGACGTGAGTAAAGTCTCTTCTTTGTTCACCGTCTCCTACAATTGTCAATGGTTCATTATTCTTTTTTTGTCTTTGAAATATTCCAATGACAGGAGCATATTGTCCTTTAAGTGGTTGTCTTTCACCATAGACATTAAAATATCTAAAAATTATTGTCTCAAGATTATATAAACTTGAATACATTTTGCACAATTCTTCGCCAGAAACTTTAGATACGGAGTATGGATTCAAACAATCATTTGGCATGTCTTCTGAAAGGGGGCAAGAATTTTTTAATCCATATGCAGATGAAGTTGAAGAGTACATGACTCTTTTTACTTTATAACGTCTACACAACTCAAGTATAGTTGCTGTTCCAACCATATTTGATTCTACCGCTTTAAGTGGATCTTCAATGCATGGCTGAATTCTTGCCTCTGCAGCAATATGAAATACTACATCTGGATTATGTCTTTTAAAGACATCAGAACACATTATATAATCACATATGTTGTATTTGTAATTATTTGCTAAAGGATTCCAATAAAAATGATCATGTGCATCTGATGATTCATTATCAATAACAGTTACATCATGTCCTTCTAAAATCAAACGGTCAACCAAATTAGATCCAATAAATCCAGCTCCACCTGTAACTAAACACTTCATATCAATTGTTTTCCTTTATTAAATTTTTGTATTCTTGCAAAATATTTGTAGAATCCATGTGTTGTCTTTGTGTATAAAATGCAAAATGAGAACACATTGCGCTACCGCAAATAGCATTTAATTTTTGTATTTCTTTTGGTTTATCTACTGCTAACCATTGCTCTTCGTCCAAGCCAACACATCCATTAAATTTTGCAAATTCTGATCCAAACCAAGAAATTCCATTAATTGAAACTCGTTCATAATGGTGTAAAACCCATTTTTTAAATTTGTAATTATCAATTGTTCCAAGTTGCAAAGAATTTAAAAATGCTCTATGTTTAAGTTCCGCTACATGAGGACTTTCCCAACCAATAGAATCCATACAATTATAGCTAATTTTAAGATCCATCTCCAAACATCCAAATCGTTGATGAATATGATCAATAATTGCATTATTGATAATATTTCCATATACTAAAAAGTATTGAGGATTTTGTTTTCTAAAATTATATAAATTTTGTATAAAATTATTTTCTAACCAAACAATATCATCATCTAGACGAATGTAAATTGTTTTTTCGTCAATTGTATTTTTAAAAAAATGATGAATTGCCCAACCACCTTCGCCTTTTTTGGGATCAATGTCAGCAGAAAAATCTAAAGTAATAAAATCAGGATATTTTTCTTTTAATGAATAAAAATATTGAATGTCATTTTCATTTTTTGTATTGACCCAGATACGATATTCATCTATAAAATTTTTTTCTCTTAAAATATATGGAAGCAAAAGTTCCATGTATCTTTGTCTACCAGCTGGAGTAACGACTACGCATTTGTATTCTTTATTCATATAAGACGCCTATTCCCATCATTTTTATAATCTTTTTTGAGGAATTAAATTCTATATGGGATTTTGAACTTTTTATTTCATCCCAAAATCTAGCAACACCACCATTTAAAGATGGATCATTTCTAATAAAATCATCATCAATGTCATGAAAGACACAGTATTTAGCAAATTTACCTACGTTTTCATAATCAGTTTTAACGGAATCATAAGAATGATCACCATCAATAAATACCAAATCAAATTTTTGATCTTTATAGTTTAAACTTATTTTATCGTTATATTCAAAATTAGGAAGTATTATGGGATTATGATTTATTGGGTCTATGGAAATACATTTAACTTTTCTACATGCATTTAAAAAAGATGCCAATAAATTAAAAGAAACGCCATTATATGTTCCTATATTTAAAAATGTATTTATAGGTTTATCGTAAAGAAATAACATCAGGTCGGCAAATTCATCTGGAAACTGCCACATGCCTGTACTTTTAGATAATGCATGTTCATAGTCCGGATGATATATATTACCTCTATCATCACAGTATAACTTGTTATCTAAAATAACTTGAATTAAATTATTTTTAGACAAACTTAAAAAATTGTTATTCATTGTTGTTCCAATTCAACTTGGCTTCTAACTAATGCAGATCCAATAACTTGGTGCATGTCATAATATTTATAGTCAGCCAGCCTACCGCCAAATAAATATTTTTTTTCAGACATACCCAATTCTTTATATTTGGAAAACATTAAATTATTTTTTTCATCATTGATTGGATAGTATGCTTCTTCGCCTCGTTTCCATGCTTTTGGATATTCTTTAGTGATAACAGTTTTTGGTTGATTTCCAAATTCAAAATGTTTATGTTCGCATATTCTGGTGTAAGGAATTTCAAAATTAGTGTAATTGACCAATGCATTTCCTTGGTAGTCGGGAATATCTAACACTTCATGTTTGAACTCCAATCCACGATACTCTAATTCTCCTAATGAATAATCAAAAAACTCATCAATCATACCAGTGTAAATGATTTTGTTGGCTTTTGACTCTAGATATGATCTATCTTTCAAAAAATCAACATTAAGTTCAATGTCAATACCTTCAATGATATTTTCCATCATTTTTGTATATCCTCCAATAGGTATACCTTGGTATTTACTCGTATAATAGTTGTCATCATAATTTAAACGTATTGGCAAACGTTTTATAATAAAAGATGGCAATTCGTTTGGAGATTTTCCCCATTGTTTCTTTGTATATCCATAAACAAATGTTTGATATATTTCTTCTCCTACTTGAGATAAAATCCATTCTTCTAAATTTTTAGGATTTAAAATTTTAACACGCACTTCATTTAGTTTCTTTTCAGCTTCTTGTGGCGTTTTTGTTCCCCAAAGCTGATACATAGTAAACAAATTTATTGGAAAGGAATAAATTTTTTCATTATAATTTACCTTTGGTCTGTTTACAAAAGAATTAAAATTTGCATACAAGTTAACATATTTCCAAATTTTTAAATCATTACAATGAAAAATATGAGGTCCATATGAATGTACGTGTATACTTTCTACTTCGTCTGTTCGTACATTTCCACCGAGTTTATTTCTTTTATCGATAATAAGGCACTTTTTTCCAGCTTTGGTTAACTGTTGTGCATATATAGAACCAAAAAGACCAGAACCCACAATCAGGTAATCATATTTCATATTTACTGTATACTTTCTTAAACTCGTTATATGTTGTTGGATCTTTTTGAGAAAAAGATGTACATCCATCATTAGGTGGTACCCGATAATGATGTATTCTTAAATCTGTGCTATTGCAATTTTTATTAGAGTCTAAAGGAATTGCAGTTTCAAAATTTGTTCCGACTGCTCCTGCACAATGTACTATAGACCATGAATGTAAATCATGTTTGATTGGAAAGTCATATCCAAATTTAACAATAGATTTTCCTCTGTGTAAAAATTTTCCATTCTTAAATGTTTGCCTTTCTGTTTCAGACCAACGATATTGTGTATCTTTTTGTAAAAATACTTCAAAATCTGTATTTAAAAAAGAAGTATTTACATCAAAACTTGGAACGTATAAATGATTTGTTTTTTGTAAATCAAATAATAAATTAATTGTTTCTACTACAGATTTGTTAGTATCAGTTGTCAAACACTCATCTACATCTACAAACGCACAAAATGATTTATTTTTTCCTTCGACAGAGGTATTTAATTTATTAAAAGTATTAAACCCATTTAAAAATGATCTGGCAATTCTTTTGTTTAATGGTATATCTGTTTGATATTCTTCTGTCTGTAAAGAACTTGAATACATTTTTTCTTTAACGTCTGTTTGATTTATTATAACATTAATTTTATAACTTTGAATTATATCTTTTAAAATTAAAATAGAATTATCAGAAGAATGGTCATCATAAAGAATAAACGTATTAAACCCTTGTTCAACATGATATAAAATCCAAGGTTTTAATTTGTTTTCTTCATTTCTATACTGAGTGCATATTGAATATATCATTTAAATTATTTGTAAAATAGTATTTATTCTATTAATATAAGTATGGTTTTCTTTTACTAGTTTTAAAGAATTTTTAAACATATTTCTTTTTGTAGTATCGTCTGTACCAAGATACAAAGACAAAAGATTTGACGTATCTTCTGAGTATAATACATTATTTTCTAAAAGCTCATACACTGTTTTGCTATTGGTCATACCCAGTTTTCCATAACTAATATTTTTAAATATTCTGCAAGGGAGATAACCATTAACTTTTTGCCATCTTCCAACTATACTTGGTGCAAGTTCGTTTGATTGAACAATAAATTTATTTTCATCAAATGAAGTTTTACCGGAATAGTATGTTAAAAATTTATAATTAGTCAAACTCAATGATTCAATAAAGGGATTTATTTCACTGACATTTCCGTGGTATCCATTCCATATTGATCCAATCCAAACTGCTGTTTTATTGTCGGCAGTATGATAATAGTCATATATTTCATTTGGCAATAGATCTGTAGCCCACGGTTGGTATAAACATTTTTTAATTGAATCATAATAAATACAGTCGTTTATTTTTTGGCCACTCACGCCAACAGAATTTTCAATCCCATTAGAGTAAACTTGTAAATTTAAAATATTTAAATTTTTGTATTTGTTTGGATCACAATTGTGCAAAACGTATTTACTAGAAACCGATATAGGAATATTTTGATCAACTTGTGTTTCTGTTATAAATAAACAATTATCAAAATTAAACGTTTTTACATCATCATTATTATCAAACCAATAAGTATCATAACCAAGAAATTTAAAAGCTTTGTAAAATCCTGCATGAATATAAGAATGTGTGTGGCTGTGTAACTTATGTCCCCAAATAATAATTTTCATAAATGTTTTAAATGTCTTAAATATAACAACAAAGTATGTTTTGTTCTACTAAAAATTTATAATTTGAATTTAAATTTAAAATGTAATTTTTTACTTCATCCACCTGTAAATTATTAAATTCCCAAGTACCAAAACAATGATAATCATCTATTAAAATAGTATGCTGAATGGTGTTGTTGGTAATTATTGATTCTAATTCTTTGAGAATAGGACATACACCAACATTTAGTTGATTTGCCAAATTTAACTGATGTTGCGAAAAAACAATACCAGTGTGATCTGCCATCACATGTGCATCCAACCATATCAATGCTGGTTGTGTTAATTTTGGAATTATATTATTTAAAAACGACGAAGAATCAGAAAAAAATACTCTTACGTCTTTTCCGGCAAATCGCCGTAAAGCATTATTTACATTTTCTTCGTCAATATCACAACTCAAAACAGATGTAAAGCCTAAATCCAAAGCAACTTGTATGCCATCTCCCTTCCACGTACCAGTTTCTACAAAGCAATCTAAATTGTTTTTATATTTTTTAATCGTATCGACTTGCCACATATTATGATCTCATTTCGCTGTGATTTTTATCTAATGCTAATAACTTTTTTTCAAAAGGAATATTCCAAGATTCTGGATAACAATAACTTGGAGTTAACACCTTTGTAGGTGGTTTCAAGTACATGTATTTATTCATGTAACTCTCATCGTGCCAAACCGGAACCAATCCATTTTGTTCATCTTCTTTTCTCCATGACACAATAATTTTTGACATTTTTAAAAATTGTTCCGCATTTCCTCCATTAAATCCTCCAGCATAATAAGCATTTCCACTGCCATACGGAATATATGCTTTACAATTTGGTCTGCGTTCGTATGAAAACTGTAAATTTAACTGACCCCAAAATCCTGGATGTAGTGTGGAAACAAGTTCTCCTAAGATTTCATTTCCTACCATGTCTACAAATTTCATATCTGCATCACAATAGTACAAATAATCAAAAGATTTTAAGTAATCTTCATATTGATCAAAATAATCATATCTCTTTAAGGTAGGTGCAGGCCAAGGTTCATGCTCTATTTGCATCATATTAAAGTGTCGGTTGGTCTGCAATTGCTTTGAATTGTTTGTAAAAATGCAATATGTTACATCACATTCTGGCAAAAACCATTTATCAGCACTTTCAACTAATGGATCTACAAATGAAATATACTTATTGGTTGCAATGACCAATAGGCCGACTTTAGGGGTTGATTCTTTGGTCATTAGTTGCTTTCTTATATGCCATGTTAATTTCATAAAATTTTTCTAAAGGGACGTAAGTCCACGGCATAGTCCAGTAATCATATTGGAAAAAATATGGATTTGAAGGAGCATAAACATTAAATTCTTCTTGTATTAACGCACACGCATAATCACAGTGCCATTGTTCATTTTTCCACACTGTTTCCATTACGTCTGCTACAGCGCTAGAATATCTTTCACTGCAATACATGATTGCATGTGTAGATAACATGTTTGAAATTTTATATATGTTTTTTGTAATCTTTTTAAATGTAGTCGGAGTATCCATTTTAGAAAACTTTTTTGCTCTCTCCGCGTCATACCCCCACATTGAATATCCCAAATAAATTGCATCTACATCATCTGGAACTTCAATTTGTTTTCTATACCCTTGTGCAGCAGTAACATCATCTTCTAAAATTAGAAATGGAGTATTTCCTTTATTTGAACGTAAAATATCAATGTGTGATAGGGCACAACCTTCAATTGCATTTTGTCCAGTTTTGGCCGAATACCTTTGATAATTTGTAAAATTTAAGTCGTTTAACAACTTTTCTGTTTGTTGTTTTCTTTCTGGTTTATTATCCATATTAACATAATATGTTTTTACAGAAGGTATGTCGATAATCATATTAATTCCCACCCATCACAATAAATATCATCCCAATTTTTTGCAACATTAGGAGAATTGCCAAACCATATCTTAGGAGCAATTATTTTTTTACTATTAGAAAGCCACGCTCCCCACCAGCTAAAAGAACTGTTTGCAATTACGTGATAATCGCATTTTGTCATCATACACATATCAACAAATTTATCATTGCCTCCCATAAGCATAACATTAATACCAAAAGACTTAAACATCTCCAATGCTTTTGGATAATCATCACTAAACAAAATAACTTGGCAGTCTTTTGGTAATTGAGATAAAGCTTGTTTATAATATTCTATTGAACAAATAGGGTGACAATCCTGAATATGCACATAATCACCCAGTCTAATATGTACAGATATTAATTCTGAATCGTTTCCATCAAATAAAGATTTGACTTTGTTTTCAACATCTGTTTTAAATTTAAATTCTTTGTTTTTTAAATCATTTTTATGACTTTTAAAATATTTTTCAGATTGAAAATACCCTCTAATATCACAGCCATCTGGAATATTTAAAATGTTTGAGTCATAATTAAAATGTGGTTCGACATAAACTGAAGTAGAAAATGCATTTGAAGAATCGGATGCGCTAATTTCAAATCCATCAGATAAACAAAAATCCAATTTGTCATTTGAACTTCTGGCTTTATATGGAACCCCAATCGAATAGTTTAAAGTTTTTCCTAGCGAGTACAAAGTGGCATATTGAAACATTTGATTTCCAAGACGCCCATACTTTCCTAAATGTTGAAATGTAATCATGCTGGCACCTGAAATTGAAGAGTGACGTTTTCTTCCCTAACAGGAAATTCACTATTTTTATTTACAAGAGGTCTGGCCGTAATAGCTTCCCAGCGATTTGCACTTTCTCTTGCATCAGATTGAACAAAAAATGGTTTATTGGGAGTTAAAACATTAAATCGCTCTTGAATAAGCGCGCAGCCATTATCAAATGGTATCCTTAACCTATATGCATACAATTTGGCAATTTCAGCAATCATTTTTCTATAATCATTGTTGATATATAAAATCGCATGTGTTGCTAAAATTTTACCAATTCTCATAAAATATTTGTTTACTTCTTTGGTAATGTAATGTGGATTGCCAGAAGAAACGCCAAGATACACTGCATCAGTATTATCTGGAATTTCAATCATTGGATGAAAGTCTTTAGTAAATTCACAATCATCTTCTAAAATTAATAAAGGACATGCATAAGTCATGTCCTCTAAAATATCGATATGAGATTGCGCACACCCTACGTAATGTTCAATTACTTTAGGAGTATTGGATGGTGGTGCAATCTGTCTAGCCGACTTTCTAAAAGTTGTCTGAAAACGATGTTCACGGAAACGTTGTTCCATTAAACTTGCGTTTACAGTGGCGCTGTCTAGATTGATCCACACGGTGGGAATAGTTCGTAAGTCTATTATCATATTTTCAACTTTTTAAAAACTTGCACTATTATAATCTATTTTAAAATATTGTCAAGTATCTCTTGACAACTCTTTTAAAGTACTCTATAGTATACTTATAATGAATCTAGAAACCCTTAAAGAAGAACTTAAAAAGGATTCTTTAATAGACTCTACAGAGTTAGCTAAAGAAGCCTTAAGGACTCCTGCAATACATGGAAAGTACCTCTCTATCCATGCAGATCTTAGAATAGAATACCAAAAGTTACAAAATGCATTTGCCATAATGAAACTTCGTAAGTGGAAAATATACAGCGGGAAAGCATCAAAGGAAGAATTGGAACAGTGGCAAGAAGATCCCTTTGAGTTAGACGTATTAAAAACCGCACTAGACAAATTCATGGATGCAGATCCTACACTGCTTAAAATTAAAACTGATCTTAACATTCTTGAAATAAAAATTAAAATGGTTGAAGACTTTTTAAAAGTTCTTTCTAACCGTAATTATGCCATTAAGTCTGCTATCGATTGGAACAAACTTGTAAATGGCATTTCTTGATACCCCTAAATATTTTTAGGTGTATACTATTATAGCGTCCGCAGAGGATCAAACCAAATATAAAATTGATTGTGAAGATTCAGTAAAACGTGAACTTCGCTCATATTTTTCATTTAAAGTTCCTGGTGCAGAGTATATGCCACTTTACAAGTCCCGTATATGGGATGGCAAAATTAAATTATACGAAATTAATAGTTCAACTTTGCCTAGAGGTCTAAAGACTTACTTGCAAAAGTTTTGTGAAGAAAGAAATTATTACTTGTTATTTGATGAAAAAGATTTAAAAAACATTGACATGACTGATTATAGTTTTGATCAGTTTTTTGAATCTTTAAATGTTACCGTAAAAAAGAACAAAGCGGTAGCACATAGTCACCAAAAAAGAGCTGTTATCCATGCTCTTAACCAAAGTAGATCAGTGATTGTTTCCCCAACAGGAAGCGGAAAATCATTGATCATTTATTTAATTATTCGATATCTGTTAAGATTTTTCGTGCAAGCACCTAAGAAAATTTTATTATTGGTTCCCACTGTGGGGCTAGTACAACAGATGGAGGCTGACTTTTTTGACTATTCAAAAAATGATAAATCTTGGTCAGTTACCAAATATTTACATAAAATTACTGCAGGCAAGGAAAAGGACACACATAAACCAATAATTGTATCCACTTGGCAGTCCGTATATAAACTTCCTAAACAATGGTTTGATCAGTTTGATGCTGTAATTTTTGATGAATGCCATCTGGTAAAAGCTGACTCTTTGGTTAATATTGGTAAAAAATTGACCAAAGCATGGTTTAGGTTGGGAACTACGGGCACCCTAGACCAAACTATGGCCCATAAATTGTCCATAGAAGGCACCCTAGGGGCTTCCGTACAGTTTATTACGACCAAAGGGCTAATTGGTCAAGGAGTCCTCGCTAGGCTGGCTATAGACTGTATAAAACTGGATTACGACGATACCTCCCGCGACCGACTAAAGAAAGCCAAATACCAAGAGGAGACCGGATTCTTGGTAGACTGCCACGCTAGAAACGAGTTTATTGCCAAACTTTGTGGTGAAACTAAAGGTAATACTTTAGTATTGTTTAACTATGTGGAACGACACGGAAAGCCATTATATGACCTCATACAAGCCAAGTATCCCAGTAAGAAAGTTTATTTCATTTCGGGGAAAACTGATGCAGAAAATAGAGAAGCAATCAGAAAAATCATTGACAAAGAAACAGACGCAATACTTGTCGCTTCTTTCGGTACTACGAGCACCGGGATCAACATTGTCCACCTTGACAACATCATATTTGCACATCCCACTAAATCAATTATTAGACTACTACAGAGCATTGGAAGAGGACTGAGAACCTCAGCCACTAAAAAGACCTTAAAGGTGTTTGACATTGTTGATGACCTTTCATGGAAAAGTTACAAAAACCATGTACTAAAACACTTTGAACAAAGACTGAAGATCTACGACAAAGAAAAATTTGATTATAAAGTTTTTAAGATCAAATTATAAAAACCCACAACCATAAATATAGTGAGGAGGAAGCATGGAAAAAAATAAAGACCAAGCTTCATCGTCTATTCGTGTTGTGAAGTTTTCATCAGGTGAAGAAGTAGTTTCTGTCGTAATAGATAATGATACGGAAGTTGTCCTCTCCAATCCCGCAAAAATTGTAATTTATACTACAACCAACGAAGAAGGACATGTCATTGAATGTTTGCGTTTAACCTCGTATCTGGCAAACATTAAAGAAAAAGCAATTACTGTATTAAAAGATTACATCATGTATATGTCCGAACCGTCAGAAGATATACTCAAGATGTATGATGCCTACCTGTCGTTTATGGAAGGACAGACTGGTGGAATAGTAACTGCTGAACTTGAAGAAGATGGCGATGCACTTGACATTGCTTGGACTTTGTTTTCTGATACTCATTTCGTAAACTTTTTACAAGAATTATACGAAGACAGTCATATCGATTTTGAAGAAATCGAAGAAGAAGACTTAATTGAGGAAGAAGAAATAAATAAATTGTGGGAAAAAGAAACTGAAGCCGAAAAGAAACCCAAGAAGAAACGTAAGTTTAAAAAAGAAGAATTAAAAATGCCTTATACACCAGACGGTGATATTAAAGATCCCAAAAGCTGGTCAGACAATCCAGAAGATTATTTGAAATGACAAACATTAATCCATTATTTTCAAATTGCTATAATTTTACGATAGATCGCGGAGACGATAAACTTAAATTATTTGGCCAACAAGTGGCGGTCCCGGGCTTAGCTATGAACGTACAGCCTCAGCCAACAGCTTTGGGTGTCCAGATTCCAATTTCAGTAAACACATTTAATTTTAATCCATTAGAATTAAACTTTATTGTAGATGAAAACATTGATAACTGGAAAAGCATTTATGATTGGATGAAATCTATAGGTAATATTGATAACGACAAAGAAGGCAGTAATTATTCGTCTTGGGCTACTACAGCTAACTTACAAATTTTAAAATCAAATTACTACCCTCTGTCTAATCGAAATTTTACTTTTTACAATGTAATACCAACAGACCTTAGCGCACTTAATTTTAGATCAGATATCAGCGATACCAACCCAGTGACTTCTACTGTTAGATTTACTTATTCACATTATCGCATTGATTAATTTAAAAAAATTTAACAAATGAAAAACCCTCGGGTGTTTAGCCCGAGGGTTTTTTGTTTTACTTAACCTTACCTAGGATTAGGATCCGTAGGTGTTGCCGTGGAGACCAGTTACTGCGGTGAGGCGGTAGTATTGGTTAGCTCCGCTCTGAGTGGTGAAGTCAGAACCGTAGG